ACTTACTGAATAAATACGAAAGAGGAGGGAGCAATCCCTCCTCACCACACACACGGAGAATCATTATGAAGTATATTTTTAGTCTATTTAAAACTATTCCATCAAAAGACATGAGCGGTCATAGAGTATATACTACTCATTATGAAGATCTATGTCAATGAGAAAGCCACAAGATTTTAGCGATAGAATCGCTTATTTCTTAACGATGACTTTTCGTTGGTTCGCTGATACTTTTTTCGCAAAACGTTATGGACATAGAGCTGTGGTTTTGGAAACCGTAGCAGGTGTTCCTGGCATGGTTGCTGGTATGTGGAACCATCTACGCAGTCTACGTAAAATGCAGCCGGATGATCGTGGCTGGATTAAAACTCTGTTAGAAGAAGCTGAAAACGAACGTATGCATCTCATGATTTTTGTCGAGATTGCAAAACCCAACTGGTTTGAAAGAGCCTTAGTTCTTTTTGCTCAATTTGTTTTCTGGCATTTCTATTTTATTCTTTATGTTTTCTTTCCTACAATTGCTCATCGCATGGTAGGATACTTTGAAGATCAGGCAGTAGTAAGTTATACTCACTATTTAGAAGAGATTGATGCTGGTAATACACCTAATATCTCAGCACCGAAAATAGCAAGAGATTATTACAATCTCAAAGAAGACGCCACTTTAAGAGATGTAGTGATTGCAGTCCGTTCAGATGAACAAGGACATGCAAATGTAAATCATGATATGGCGGATCAACTCAAGGGTGTAGCATGAATATTTGCAACCCATTATACACACAACACAGGAGAACTACAATGAAAATGATAGTAAACTATTTCCAACAAGCTAAGAAGACTTTCACTAATACTGTTATCAAAGATCCTGAGCTCAACGAAATGGCTCACAAGTATATTGAAGCGCAAACACAGTTTGCTAATATGCTGCTCGATAACACCGAATGCATGATGAAATATTCATTTGATAAAATGGCGAAGGGTTCAAAATAATGAGCAATAAGAACCCATTCGAGATCCGTGCAGAAATTCTTCAGCTCGCAAAAGATTATATGGACCAGCAATATCAGATGAACCTTATGTTCGCTGAAAAGATGATGGAACAAGGTAAGAAAACCGCAGAAGAACTACAAGAATCGTACAAGCTTTATTCTATGGACGAGCTTATGAAAAAAGCTCAAGAGATGTATTCTTTCGTAAGTAAGAAGGACTAATAAATGTTAGATCCAGATCACACATATCTTCGTTATCTTGCTGAAAAGAAAAAAGGCGGCAAATAATGTGGCCTTACACTGAAGAAGAGTTAGATTTCATAAACGGTAAAAAGAAATAAATTAAAGGGACCGAAAGGTCCCTTTTTTAATTCGCCATGAGTGGAAGTCCGTATGGATTAGATGAACCAAATAATCCTCCACCACTTCCACTACCACCTCTAATAGATACCTGATTAACGCTCTTACCACCGGATACGTTATTTACAACTGGAGATACTGTTGTTGGAGCATTAATGACTACTACTGGGGCAGAAGATCCTGCTCGAGAAACTTCGTCTATTCTTCTTTGGGCTGCATTTTCAGATTCTACTAACGAGTCTACCATAGCCTGATAAGCTGCTCTTTCGCCGGGTCTTTCTACAACAGCGCCTCTTCCGCCTCTTGGAGTTCCGTCAGCGTTATGAGTTGCTGAGTATTCTCTATCCCAAAGATCTTGCGAATTATTTCTGCCACCTTGACTTGTTGGTCTAGGTCTAACGCTTTGAGGCCCCACTCGCGTTGGTGTTGAAGAAGGTGCGGGTGTAACGTCAAAAGATAAAGGATCTGTGTAACCAGCAAATTCGTTTGTACGGGCATAAGTTTGTTCTTCAAGGGCTCGTATAGCTCTTCTTTCTTCTTCTGTTGGTTCTTCAGAAAAAGCCCACTTTGCAACATAATAGCCTAATTGTTCACCTGCAAGCGAACCTGCAATACCACCGGCGATACCTAAAAGTAGAGTTCCCCAACCAGTTCCAGGCGGAATAGATCCTATAGCTGCACCAATTGCTGCTCCTCCAAGACCTCCAAGTAATGAACCTAGTATCGGAGCCATTCTTTGCATTTTTTCATCGTCGCTTAGACTTGTGTCGGATAGTATAGAATATATTTCATAAGCAAGATATACCGCAAAAGCTATTTTTATAAGTGAAAATAGCTTTATTAATCTTCCAAAAACTTTAGAATATTTTGGATCCAAGCTTTTTTGAAGAGCATCTAAAGCTTCTGCATCGCTTGCAAATCCTCCACCGCCTGGTCTTTGTAATCTACCTTGGCTATCTAATCTAAATCGTCCAGGTCTTGAAGCTGCAGCGTCTCTTCTTATTTGCGCCCTTCCTTCGGGTGTATCCATTCCATATGAACCGCGTCCTCCACCCACTGCAGGAGGTCTAGGCTGTATTCCACTAGTTTGCTGTCCAGGTCTAGTTGGTCGTTGTCTTGATTCTGGAGTATCAGTTACTGCTCCAGGAGCACTAGGTCTTGGTGGTGTGGCTGTATCTGGTCCTAAGCCAAGAGCTCTTCTCCACCATGAGACTCCACCTCTGGGTTTCGTACCACGATCTAAATCTATAGTCATTCTTCTAAAAATATATCCTAACCCAGCTATAGCAGTTCGTAACCCAGTAGCTGCGAGAAGAATACCAGAAACGATTTCTAATAAACCCATATTTGCTATTTTATCAAATGTTTCTACTATAGTTGCTAAAGAAGTGCTTATACTTGCTAAACTAGTTCCCATCGCAGATATATCCGCAGTCAATTGGTCAAACTGAAGTTTAATAGCGTTTAAATCAAAATTAGCAAATTCTCCTAGTTTACTTTCCATAGCGGTAAAACCACCGCCGGTTTGTTCATCTATAAAGCCTTTGATAATATTGTAACCTACAAATAATCCAGCTCCTGCTAATGCAAGATTTTTAAGGCTAAACGCGTTAGCTATAGACTCACTCATTTTGTCTATATTTTCATCTGTTTTACGTTTACGCTCAGCATCAATATCAGTATTAGAATTATTTCTATTGGTTGATTCTTTTTCAACTTCATCGAACTGTTCTTTAGCCCTTTGAGCTTCTAAAGCATCAGCTGCAAAACCTGCCTGTTGTCTTAAAATACTAGTTTGTTCAACGATGTTTGCAGATATAACATCAAACACACCCTTAAATTTAGACATCTCAATCTTAACAGATCGAATAGAATTAGTTCCGCTATTACGGACTAACTCACCTTCGTCTTTGAGTCTTTGAATTATAGCTTGTGTTTCAGCTGATAGATCTGCCATTTAATTTACCTGTTCTTTTCGTTCTGCTTTTCTATATAATCAAGGAGCATTCCAAAATAAAGATCTCTTTCATATGGTATCAAATTTTCTATTTCTGTTATAGAGTATTTATGATGTTGTGCTAATGCAAATATAGTTTGATAATAATCTGATAATCTAGTGTGCATTAGCATCAGATAAAAAAACTTCGCATTCCTTCTATAACAAACGTTTGTTCTTTACCTTCTTTGTTGGTGTATTTCATTTCATGCCTTAATTTCGGCATTGTTTCAAAAAATTGTTGAATTTTCTTTACAACATCACCAGAAAAAGTTTCAACAAAAGCATCTATTTCATTTGTGCTATAATTTTTAAAGTCATGCACTTCGTCATCAGACGCTAACTTCTCTAAACAAGAAACCATTAACATATAATTTACAAGTGGATCTTTTTGATCAATTTCTAAGATTTTAATATACTCATCTATAGTAGGATATTTCAAATACAAAAAGTATTCGTCGTTTATTTTAATCTGCTTCGTATGATTTTCAGATTTAGTTATTGAAATATTCTCAAGATCTATAGACAACACTACATTTTCTTCAGTACTTGGATCTTTAATTGTAAACTCAATGGTATTGTCGATTGATCTAGATCTTAATACGAGTATTACGTATTCTAAATCGAACATCGCAAGTTCTGAAACATTTTTCTCAATCAAGCAATTATTAACAGCTTGTTTAACTGCTAGAATTTCTTGCGATGGATCTTTTGACTCTTGAGCGACGAGTAAAATCTTTTCTTCTTTAACAGTAAAGGGTCTGTATTTGATTTTTTCACCGGTAGATGGTAGTTCTAATTCAAACATTGGCAAGTCAATTTTAGGTAGTGCCATAATTTAATTTCTCCGTATTATCTAAAAACGTTGTTTAGCGATCTTGAAATATTATCGAACGCGTTAGTAACTCTTGTGTATCTGTTAACAGCATCTTGAATCGATGTAGGAATAAGATTTTGTCCGATAACTTGACCGATGCTACCAATTGAATTAATGAGATTAAGTAATCCATTTCCTCTTCCAAGACGAGCTGAAGGATTTCCTATTCTTTCTCCAGCATATTGGATTCTATCATACTGGAAGCTTACTGGAAGTTGTAAGTATTGGTCGTTATTTTCCCAAGCTAAGTCTACGTCTCCTATGATAATTGGGAACGCGTTATCTAATATAACCTCATAGTATTGTCCGGACACGTGGTAATTTGTCGAATAATGTCTGATCGTAATTCTTGCAGAGTATTCATCTTTATAACCGACTTCAAACGGTAACATTCCATTTACTTCAGAGAATGATCCTGCTGTAGTACTGTAGTTAACAATATTTTGTGCCCAAGAATGGAAGAAAGATAGAACTTGATGATCTGAATCAAGCATAAAAATAGTTGTAACTGGTTCAGAATTCCAAGCCATAGGCATAATTTTTCTAAATTGACCCGGTGATTCGTGTGTTGCAGTAGTAAAAATCATTCCAGGGATGATAGCGTTCTTACAAAAGAAAGTTAAATCACGAGAGTTCGCTCTTGTTGTTACGAGAGGAAAGTTTGTTATTTGAACCTCGAAGAGTGATGATCGAGCGGGACCGCCAAACCAATCCATCTGAGATTTAAATTCTGAGACTCTAAACGCCATTATCTTCCTCTTATAATATTTCTTGAATCGCTATAAACCTGTGCACTTGTTGCTCCAACGAACGAAGCAGAAGGAAGAAACAGCGCGATATCCCATTCGGTTGGATTAATATACACGAGTCTTGTCCTTACATGATCTGTTAAGTAATGTTTAATAGTTGGTTTAAATTCCTTAAACTTAGAAGCACTACCTAAAACCTTATACGTGATATTCAATTTAGTATTCTCATCGTAATTTTCATTTGTTACAGTATCGTATAAAGCATCCATAAGCTTTGCTCTCAGCACAAGCGGTAAATAATGCATGTTAATACCCAAGAATCCGCCCTTAGCTTTATTTATCGGAAATATCAAAGGAAACCTATCATAGTACGGAAGAGTCTCTTTATGTTTAGGATCATATACAAACATATACATGTTTCCTAATCTAAATCTATTCTCATAACGATCGCGACCGGCTTCACGAATAAGCTTATCGCCTTGTGCTTCGGATTTACGTACCTGCTTTGCTTGTTCACGGTACCAATTGCGAGCCTCGGCTGTTCGAGCTGGAACTTGACCACCACGAATACCTTTAAGAAGAATGTCGTCGAATACCTTTGCGGCCATTTATTTGATTCCTAATTGATCTTCTGTATAAATTTGAAATTCCCACCCTCGTTGCGAACACCAGATTCGAGCAGCTTTCCATTTTGCTTCATTAACACCCCAGTTTTTAACTTCATTAAGGTATCTTCTGGAAACTCTTCCTGTTTTCGTATCATTACGTTTACTTAAATCCGGCGGCTTAGTTTGTGCTTTTGGTTTAATCTCAATCATTAATGTCTTTGTTTGTCCTTCTGGAGTTTTTCTATGAACAACTACATCCGGAAAATATCTATGGTTCTTATTATCAATTGGTGACATGTATGGTATAGCATATTCTTCACTGGCCCACCAGATCACATCTGGATGTTCATCAACATATCTAAAAAATTTAAACTCCCACATAGAACGATAAATAATCCTAGTTGGATCGCCTTTATATTTCGCTGGATTCTTCGGGCGAAACCTTCCACTGTGTGCCAAATGTAACCTCATAATTTAATATAAATAGAAATACAAACTATTTATAAGAAAAAGGTAAAATTCTTATGTTTCGTCGAATTCAGACAAGTAGACCAGAGGTCTTCAGCAGACAAGCAGAGATGGAAAACAGTATGGGATCTCTTAGATTCCCTGATAAGCCAAATCCGCATAGTATCTTGCTCGTGTTTAAAGAATACAGTTATAAACAAGGATTCGACGAAGGAAGATTTGCTAGTCTTTTGAATTCTGGAACGTTTAATAGAAGAACAAGTGGAATTAATTTAAGAAGTGCTAACTCTATAGAGTTGCCATTTCCAAAACAATTAACTGATTCTACAAATTTAAAAATAAACGCCTTTGAAAGAGATCTATTAACAGAACAGATAGCTAGCAGAATAAACAATTATATCTCTGGTGGTTCAAGTCCTACTACTGTTAGTGGTATACCAGACGCTATTCAAGGTATGGGTGCAGGAATATCACAAATGCTTTCAGGTGCGTCAACTGGTGCTATCAACAATATGTTAGCTTCGGTTTTAGATACAAGCGTAGTTGATGTTGCTACTGCAGCTCAATATTTACTTAGAAGAAATTTACCTGGAGATATATCAAGATCAATCGATATAGCAACCGGACAAACAGTTAACCCACGTGAAACATTAGCGTTCGAAGGTGTTGCTCTTAGAACACACTCGTTCAATTGGGATCTATACCCAAACAACGTAGCAGATTCGGAAAGAATTCGTGAGATTGTAAATTTAATAAAGAGAAATGTTCTTCCAACTACTCAGAACCTCGATGGATTAGGAATAGCAAAAGCTTTCTTAAAATATCCTTCTACAGTGGAAATGTATTTGCTTGGTGTTAGTAAAGAGCATTATATTAAATTTAAGCCAGCTATGGTTAGTCAATTTAACGTAGACTATGGCGCTGGAGGAAACATGTCTTTCTTGAAAGGCGGTAAACCTGCTGGTGTAAATATTTCTATGCAATTAACAGAACTTGAAATTGAAACAGCAGAAGATTACGGCGCTGCTTCTGGAGCCCCAGTTGAGATGAGACCGGTCGTGACTGAATCTATGATAGCAGATACAAATGGGCCAGGAGCGAATGGAAGATAATGGCTAGATATTTCGAATATTTCCCAACTATCGAATATGAGGGTCAGCAAGTAAAAGATATTACTCGCAGAAATTCATTTACTAAATTGGTTTCTACTAACCCTCTACTTTACTTACCTTACACTGTAAAAGAAGGTCAGAGACCAGAAGACATCGCTAATTTCTATTACGGTTCTACTGATTATGTTTGGCTTGTTTACATCTCAAATAATATCATAGACCCATACCATCAATGGCCAATGGCAGAAGCAGATTTTAACAATTATCTTATTGAGAAATATGGTGAACAGTCTGGTAAAGTCGGCGAAGAAGTTGTTGAATGGACTCGTGAAGATAACGATGAAAACATCATTTACTATTATAGAGAGGTTTAATAGATGTCAGTAGATATTATCAAACTTTCTCCTGAATCGTTCCAAACCATTTATCTTCGTAAAGAAGATAGAATTATTCTTCGTACAGAACAAGGTCGTAAGATTATTATCAAACGTATTATTCCAGAAGAATGGAAGCCTTGGAGAATTTACGACCAAGAATATGC